AAGTCTGACGAGATACAGAACATGATCATCCGGATAGCGAAAGAAAATTGCCTGTCGGCCAAAGTGCAGAATGCCTTACTGGATAGCATCGCGGAAGACGAATGCTATCTGGTCGACCGATTGGACCGACTCAATGCTTCTTGCACGCATCAACTGGATTCACTTCGAAGCCTGCTTAGTTACGAGAAGGAATCGCTTAGACTCAATAAGACAGGATATTGATAAAGTGGAGAAGAATTTATGATATGGCAACAAGGAAAGAGTTGACAAGCTACTTTCCCCATGACAGCAATGCAAGAAACTCTGACAAACTTATACGGCTTAGAATGCGGCATAAAGCTGCCGGTTACGGTGTTTACTTTATGATCCTTGAAAGATTAAGGGAAGAACCGGAATACACGAGTGTCAAAGATTATAACATGATAGCCTTTGACCTTCGTGAAGACGCTTCCCTGATAAAATCAGTCGTTGAAGATTTTGGGTTATTTGTCTTTACCGATGACGGTAAGTACTTCTACTCCGAAAGTTTCAAACAAAGAATGGAGATTAAAGACGAACAAAGTAGAAAAAAAGCTGAAGCTGGAAAGAAAGGTCTTGAAAAAAGGTGGGGAAATAGCAAAAATATAGCAAATGCTATCGAAAATGATAGCAAAGCTATAGCAAATGCTACGGGAAATGATAGCAATAAAAGAAAAGAAAAGGAAAGTAAAGAAAAAGAAAGTAAAGAAAAGTATCCTCCCCCTCTATCCCCCGCAGGGGGAAATGGAGGATGCGGAAATAATCTTTTTTCTAAAGATTCCAATACAGATGGGATAGAAAGAAACTTCGAAGGACTGACCAACAGGCTGAACAGATTATTTATCCCTCCAGACGAGTTCAACATCATTTGCCAATTGTCGAACAATGGAGAAATAGGGCATCCCATTTGGACCATAATCCAAGCTGCTGAACGAGGAGGAGCTCGGCTGCACTCTCCCGGCAAATATATTATTTCAGAACTCAAAAAAGCAATCAAGAAATGAAAATCAATGTTTTCAAAACTCAATGTAAAATAGGTTCATCTGTCAAATACAAACAGAAAACAAGAAAAGTTGTCGACATAAACCGAAGTACCAATGAGGTTTGTTTAGACCGCCGTCTGTGGGTTCGTTGTACAGAGGTTGAGTTATTAACATCGGAATAAAAAATATATGATCATGCAAAAAGACTGGAAATTAGAAGAAATAAAGCGTCTCGAAAAGGAACGCGACAGGAACTTGGCAATACACTGTAACTATGTGGCTGCCAAACATCAAAGACTGATCGACAGACTGGAAAAGGAAATCAATCAAGACACGAAACATTAATACATCTATAACTACCTAAAATTTAAAAACAATGAATGTTAACATCAAAAATTTAAACCTGTCGGTAATCATGCCGGCGATCACCAAGAGTGGCCAACCCGTATGTAACGACCGCGAACCATCTAAAGATGACAAAGTAGAGCACGCCAGCGGACTGTATCTAATCTACGAAGACGGACACGTAGAGCCGTTTACCGGCGATAACTCCAAAGATTGTGTACGATACATCGGGTTGAAGCACGGATACATGTCATTTGCAATCTCACTGACGGAGCATGATAGCGTACAATTGCTTGACGATGATAGCCGTGAAGAATCCGGAAGTGGGACATATTACGAACGTGAATATGATGCGCTGTTTGACATTGACGGACGCGGCAATACGGAACGCCTTGTAGCCATAAATCCAAAATTGAGAAATCTGCTGGAAGATGGCGAGTATATACCATCTCTTGGTCAATTAAATTTAATGGCCCATTATATGGACGAACTAAACAAAGCATTCGCTTATGTTTCGGCATCTCCCCTCTCCTCGTCGTGGTATTGATCCAGTACCGAGGGCAGCCAGAGCTGCGCATGGCACGTGAACTTCTCCAATGGCAGCACGCTCAGCAACAACAAGTACGGCAGTCTCAGGGTTCGGGCGGTGGCAGCATTCACTTTTAAACTTTAATCTTTTGGTGCGCTCCTTTTGGAGCGTGCCTTTAAAAATCAACATTACACAGAGAAGGCAATAAAAAAAAGAAATCAAGATGGGACAAGTTAAAGGTTTTAATGACATAATTGCTGATTATTTGAAACAACGAGCAGAAGAAGATACCCTGTTTGCTCCAAAGTTTGCCAATCCAAATAAGAGTATTGATGAATGCTGCCGTTACATTTTAGGAGAGGCTCGTAAACGAGGAACTGCTGTTGCAATGAGTGACTCGGAAGTCTTTGGGATGGCCGTGCATTATTATGACGAAGAGAATATCAAGATAGAAAAAGTTTCTGCCTGTTGTTCTGTTTCTTCTTCTCGGAAAGTAAAACTCACAGAAGAAGAGAAGAAAATAGCCCGTGAAGCGGCTATCAAACGGTTAGCCGAAGAGCAATACCAATTGCTCAAAAAGAAGCCGGCGAAAAAGAAAGCAGATACAAATGTCCAACAAATGAGCCTGTTTTGATATGAAGTCGAGAACGAAATTGGAAAAGCTGGTGACGGAGTTAAGCGGAAAACTGCCTGCCATCACGAAGGAACAGGAAGACTGGGCCAAAGAGCATCTGTTTGACCATTTTGCCTACAAATGTAAGGATGAGCTATGGTGTTCCGAATGTGGTAAGATGTGGATCAATACGAGTAAAGATAAATTGGGCGACAAAATCGAATGCCCTTATTGCCATCATCAATTGGACGTAAAGGTCAGCCGGAAGCAGAAGATCCGTGAAGAGGCGTATATGTCCATCCTGCAAGTGAAAGGCGGGTTCCAGGTGATCCGGCATATACTATGTTGGAAAAATATTCGGAAGGAAACTTCTCCGGTGTGTTATGATTTTACAGAAGTGGTTCAAGAGTGGATTCGTGAAGACGGAAAACGTACGATCATAGCCCGACCGATGAACATGGGAGGTAACGGATGGATATATGGTGAACCTCTCAGTATCAAAGGAGAATATGGAAGTAGCCCCTATAACTATTACGGTGATTTATATGCGATACATGGAGAGCTTTATCCAAGGAAAGAATTACTGCCGGAATTAAAAAAACGGGGACTGAATCGACGGTTCCCAGATGTAACCCCGTCGAAATTGATACGTGATTTATTGAAAGGTGGTAACGATTCGGAATTGTGTCTGAAGACCGGGCAAATCTCCATGCTGAAGCATATGTATAGAAACGGCTTCTATCACCTTCGCTATAAACCGTCGTTCAACATCTGCAACCGTAACCATTATATTATCAAGGATGCGTCCATGTGGGAAGATTATATGTCTTTGCTGTCTTACTTTGGTAAGGATATGCGTAACGCCCACTATGTCTGCCCTAAGAACCTGAAAACTGCACATGATAAACTACTAAAGATAAAACAGGTACGTGAAGCCAAGTTGAGACAGGAAAGAGATCGAGCACAATCTATCAGTAAGCGTGAAAAGTTAATGAAGGATATAGCCGGCTTCTACGAGCGGATGGAAAAGTTCTTCGGATTGAGAATCGAAGAAGAGGATATAATCATCCGCCCTTTGGAAAGTGTCACCCAGTTTTATCAGGAAGGTAAGGTCATGCACCATTGCGTATATCAGAACGGATACTACAGACGGCCGGAATGCCTGATATTATCGGCAAAGGACACGGCTGGAAAACGATTGGAGACGATAGAGGTAAACTTGAATACACTGGATATCGTCCAGTCCCGATCCTTCTGTAACGGCGTAAGCGAGTATCACGATCAGATAGTAAAACTGGTGAAAAAGAATATAAATCTGATTCGTCGTAAAATGATTGCATAAATAAAGTAAACTATGAGGTACGCATTAAGAAAGCAGGATAAGATTGCGGCTGCAATAGGTGATGATTATTTGAAAAATCATATCCTCAAAAGTCTTGATAGTTTCTTCCGAAAGAGCAATGATGAATGTATAATCAGTTCTGTTGAATTGGACACCTATCAAACCGAATCAGGAGAAAGTTATGCCGTGTTAAGAGTTAATGACCTTGCAGATGATAACGCAATGTTGGAGTTTGCGGTAATTGGGAAAGAGTTCGATGTTTTAAAACTTGCCTTTTTAGGCAGAATGAAAGGATAGAACAATGAAAATAAGCAAGAAAGTTCTCAAGGGGATTAAGTCAGAGGCACTTCGATTGAAACAGATATACGAAGCCCCGAACCCCGAAGTTGATAAAATTATTTCCGAATTACGTGAGGAAGCAAAGGGGAAGCCGGAAAACATGAGCAAGGATGAAGAAATTGCCTACATCCTCGGAAATGCTGACGAAAGGCATTGCAGCGAATGTGTACACTACGAGGCTTGCCCGAACTGTCAGATGTACTGCAAAGCTCTGCAACGGAGAATAACAGCAAGGAAATCTGCCAAGAACTGCAAGTATTACAAATCATTTATCAAGGAGGTAAAGAAATGACAAAAATAAAATTGAATTGGGCATACGCAAAAGGCGAATTTGACACCGATACATTGAAACTGATATGTATTCCGGCAAGAGGGAAGCGTGTGTTGGGTCCCGATGAATTGGACGCAGAACTTTGTATCAAAGATGGCATGAACTACCAAATAGCAGAAATCCATTTGGGAGATGTGGAAAGTTCCAATGTCCTTTGCAAGGAGATAGCAAGGCGATGGAATGAGTTTAATTCACGGACTAATATTAACTCAGTATGGCATGATGTGAAAGAATGCCCGGAAAGGAAAAGGGAATATCTTACTCAATGTAAGAATGACAGATTTAACGTAATCTCTGATTCAATGGATTGGGATAATTTTTATAAAAAAGCCGAAATTATCCGTTGGGCATACATTGAAGATTTGATACCGAAAGGAGGCAAGGAATGATTAAGATAATACTTCAAATGGCCTGTTCTCTCTTATTTATATTCGCACTTACATCAGGCGTATCAATCCAATTTAAGCCGTTTCATATATCGTTTGCTTATCCATTTTTCGGATTAGGAATGGTATTGATCACTATAGGCTTTGCCTTGTGTGTTGGGTCGTTTTACTACAAAGGTATTAAGGATAGTGGATATGAAGAAGGTTATAGTAAGGGCTTTGACACTGGGACCGAATATGTTATTGACTTAATTAAAGACAAAGAGAAAGGAGATGAATAATGGAACGAGAAGATATTGAAAAAGCAGCAAAAGATTATTCCATAGGTAAAACACATTTTCGGAGAAGCGTTCTCAAAGAAGTGGATGCAGACGATTATGTTCTACGCAAGGATAATTGCCGTGAAGACTTCATAACAGGTGCAGAATGGCGCATCAACAGCGTGTGGCATGATGCTGCAAACGGGAAAGCAGAAAACAAACCGGCATTGATAGAATACACACATAGGGATGGCAGTTGTGGATATTTGGTCGTACCCAACCCGCAGGAAGTGAAAGAGGCAATCGATCGCTGGGCATACATCGAAGACTTACTACCTAATACGGAGGAATGAATATGAATAAAATAGAAAAACTTATAGAGAAAAAGAGCGTCCTGGAAGAG